TTCCTCTTCTGACCCTTCCTCTTCTGATCTCTCTTCGTCTGTTCCTTCTACTGTAGCTCTTGTCGAGCAATCTTCAACTCCGTCGAACACTCCTATGACTACTCCGGCTACTCCTAATGAACCAGTAACACCTGATCTCGATCTAAGTGATACTGAGGCTCATGTTGAGTTTTCATCCCAGTCTCAGCCCCATCCCGATCCTATCGTTTCGTGTACTTACGATATGAGTGCATCGTATCAACGTCTACAAGATCTTGCTCAAACTCCTGTGATTACTTTGAGTCAAGTTAAGAGTTTACCTAAGGTTGATTTGACCGATGAACTCGACGATCTTCAGATGTACTGTTACTCTCGTACATGTGACGTAGGTAATGCTGATAGCATTACCCAAGACACTCGAGGTGTAGTTTTTGATGGTGATAAGCTTGTATCTCGAGCTTTTGGTTATACTCCTATGTACTCCACAAGTCCTGAGTATTCACCTGTTCCTGACGACATTAAGCAATTCATTTCTGAAAATTTGAACGAATGCAAGGTGTACCCTTCTTACGAAGGAGCGTTAATCCGAGCGTTCAATCATAACCAAAAGTGGTATCTCACGACTCATCGTAAGCTTGATGCTTTTAAGAGTTATTGGGGTAGTCGCAAGTCTTTTGGTCAGATGTTCCTAGATGGTCTAGAGTCGTTTCGTTTGACCTGCCCAGAATTTGCTTACTCTGGTGAAATTGAATCTTTTTACCAGATGCTAAACCCTTCGCGTCAATATGTCTTTCTTGTAATGAACACGATGGAAAACCGTATTGTTTGTATGCCTCCATCACAACCTTGTACGTTTCATGTAGCCACATTTGACAATGGTGTTCAAGTTGATGAACCAATCCCGGGATTCCCAACTCAACATCCTATTTCAGGTCTGGAGAGTTATGATCAAATTATTGATCTAGTAAATAACTCGAGTCCTTTCCAATGTCAAGGAGTTGTTGTTTTCATGCCGAACGGTAAGCAGGTAAAGATTTGCTCCTTTTCGTATATGTCGCTTTTTGCTTTGCGTGGAAATGAAGCAAGTGTGATGTTTCGTTATCTTCAAATTCGAAAGTTTCATGGAGATGAATTTCATATTCTCTATCCTGAACACTCTCATAACTTTTCCATGTATGAAAGTGCTTTGCAACAGGTAGCAACTGATATTCTTCAAGCTTACCGCAAGAGGTTTATCAATCGAGAACAAGTTGTTCTACCTCAAGAAGAATTTAGGGTAATGTCAGAGTTACATACATGGTATAAGTCTCAACGCTCTACTGGAAATAAGTTGAAGGTAGGATTTTCTGATGTACAACGAGTACTAAATGCGAGTTCACCAACAGCTCTGAATAAGATGATTCGCCGAGTTCTTAAGATTGCCAAGACTCATGTACCTCAAGTTGGCACTGAGGTTGAATAACGAAGTTGAAGGGTAAAGAATAAAAGAATAATAACCCTTGGGTTATTATTCAATAAACTTTAACAAGTTATTAAAACTGATTTAAAGTGGAAATTGATTGTTGTAATCAAACCCAAATGTCCACTCCTTCCTCGCCTTCTTTTAAGGCTTCCCAGCCTATTCAGCCTTCTTTTTACACTAAAATTTCCAAGCTCGTTGATTTCAAAGGTCATGAAATTTTTGTTCTTGGATATGTTTCTGCAATTCGATCAGGTAAGAAGCTAACATTTCTTGAAGTTCGGTATGGAGAACATCAAGTTCAAGTTGTTGCAGAGAGTTCAACACTTCCGAAGTTGACTGTCTCTTCATACATCGAAGTGAAGGGAATTGTCACTCTACTTCCTGAAGATAAGCGTAGTACGCTTCCAGTCGAAATTGGAAAAGCTGAGATTCGAGTATTGAGTCTTGCAGATGAAAGTACTCCAAGCAAGTGTCCTCCAGATGCTTCAGTTGAAGTTCAACTTCTTCAACGTCATTATTACTTTCGCGATGTTGATTTTGCAAGGAAGCTTCGACTTACCGATCGACTCCTTCAAGCATTCCGTTCTCATTTCCAAGAAATTGGCGCAATGGAAATTCTTGTTCCGCTCCTTACAGGAGTCCAGTGTGAAGGAGGTGCAACATTGTTTAAACTTGAACATCCCGGAAAGTCATCTCTCACTCCAATGACTGCATTTTTGACGCAGTCATCACAGTTTGCTCTTGAAATGACTCTTCCAGGTGTGGGTGATACTTATTGTATTGCCTCTTCATTCCGTGCTGAACATTCTCATACTCGTCGCCATTTGACTGAATTCACTCATGTTGAATGTGAATGGGGAGGTATTCTGAGGTTTGAGTATCATCTCGACAAGCTACGTCATTTGATGCAAAGTGTTGTTTCAAAGTTCCTTGTCTTGGCTGAAAAGGAATTGAAGGAGTGTGGAAAGTTTGAAAGGGTTTCTGAACTTTATGAAATGACCAAGGATATCCTTGTGTTGGAACACAAGGATGCAATTGTAGAACTTCATCGTCTTGGTATTACTCGAGATGACGGGACACCTTTTGAAGAACGTGATGATATTCCTGAAAAGCAGGAACGAGAACTGATTGATAAGATTGGAAAGATTGTCTTTCTGACTAAGTTTCCTCGTGAATTCAAGTCATTCTACATGGCTCTTGATCCTAAAGATCCGACTCGTGTTCTTGGCTGTGATGTTGAAGTTCCAGGTGTTGGTGAAATCATTGGAAGTGGTGTTCGTGAATCTGATGTAAAGATGCTTGAGGAACGTCTTCTTGAACAGAAGCTTAAGCCTGAAGATTATTCTGAATACTTGGATTTGCGCGCAAGCGGATTTGGAATGACAAGTGGAATGGGTCTTGGTTTGGGTCGAATGTTGTGCTGGCTTCTTGATATGAAGAGTATTCGTCTTGTAACCGCGTTTCCTCGTTTCCCTGGCTATCTCCGTCCGTAAAGAATAAAGGGGTTTAACTCCTAATAAGAATAAAAACCTTCGGGTTTTTATTAACGTTTTTACAGTATCGTATACTAAAAACCTGACTTCATAATAGAAATGAAATCAATCGTGTTTATTTCTTCTCAGAATTCAATCGAGGTTCAAAGTCTTTCCAAAGTTTTGAATTCGATATACTCTGTACACTCTGTGTCGCTAGATACATGTACACAAAATACATTAAGCATAGACGAATTTGTCAACAATAGATGGGACTATATTATAGTTGTCAATGATTACAACTTATTTCTAAGTCTTCCTCTCCATTCAACTAAAATATTTATTTGGAAAACTCATACATTTCAACATCCAATTGTAGTAGGAGTTGATTTATCAAATGGTTATCTTCTTTCCAATCTAGTTCATGATGGAATTATTAAGTCGTCAGAATGTATCGACGGAGAAGGGATAATTTTAGATAGTACACAAAAATGGTTAACATTTTTAGATGTTCCTTCTCCTATCCCTTCAATCCCTTCTTCTATCCCTTCTGAAAAGATTACGATAGGATTAAGATGTAATTGGACCAAAGATTTAATAAGTAATTGGAAGAATTTAGTTCCGCCAAATTTCCCATTCACCTTAGTGAATGGCGATGGGAATTATACATTTATTTTTAACGGATGTGACAGAGAACCTGTCGATGGGGATATACTTACTACAATGGAACCTGAATGCAACAGATGGCATATTCCTGCTATATGGAGAAGTAAACCTCGTTCAATTCAAAGAAACATGATAGAATGGCATTTATCCTTACCATGGAAAGAGTTAGAAAAACCTGTTATTAATAAAACTAAGGAATTATCTGCTATTATTTCAGGTGAGAATAGATTAGAAGGACACCGAAAAAGATTGGCATTAATATCATATCTCGACGATAAGTATAACTATGATTTATACGGAAGATATCCTCATAAGCTCTCGAACTATAAAGGCAATCTTCATGTTAAAGATCCGGGAACGCTTCCGTATAAATATCATATTGCTATTGAAAACTGTAGCGAAAATGGATACTTTACAGAAAAGATAGTTGATGGAATTTTATCAGAATGTTTATGTTTTTACTGGGGTTGCCCTGATATCGATCAATATATTGATTCAAGAGCATATATACGTCTTCCATTAGATAATTTCCAAGAATGTTTACAGATAATATCTGAATCTATTAGAAATAATGAATGGGAAAAGCGATTGAAATTTATTCGTAATGAAAAATGGAGGATTATGAATGTCTGGAGTATATTTCCAACTATTCAAAGGTATATTGAAGAACAGAGATAATAGGAGAAAGAGTATTACGGAAGAGAATTATCTGGTTCTTTTGATTCAATTGTAGAATGTAAAGGATCTGGATCGAATAAATGAGGATATCCTTTTTTTACTTCAGCTAAGCGTGCAACAATTTGTTGAAGTAAAACATCTAAATCGCATGTAAACTTAGTATCATCAGAATATGTATCTTTAAGGTTAAATAGCCCGCTCTTAGCTTTTAACAAGTCTGTCACAATAATTTTACATTGAATGATGTCATTTTCCTTGACTGATGTGATATTATGAGTTAATATTTCAAACGCCCTTGAAATGATTTCCCGAATAAGTTTTAAGGTATTATTTCTATTATCAGGAGTAATCCATGAACGTTGCAAACGAGTAATCCAACCATCTTGTTGGAAAGTCATAGATCGACAATTAATTTTATTTCCCTTGGGAATATGCCCAAGGAATTTTAATCGACTTAAAATTTCAGGCGTTGATTCCATTACTATAGTTTGAAATTCTCCTTCCCTTTTAATTAATGAAAGAAGATATCGAGATGGTAAAAAATATCCATTGTACATTGATGATAATTGCATTAGCGATTAACTGTGAAGTGCTCTTGAAAATTGATATATTTAATAAGAATAAATTTTTAATTAAAATGTCCCTTAATCGTACATGGTATATGCAACTCAGTAAAGCTAACTTCATTAACTTAACTACTGTAATGAAGAACAAGTTTCCTGGAAATATCATCTATGAACTCGGAAACGCAAAGATGAGCATTCTTCCCAATGTTGGAGATATGGTTATTGTCTTAGGAAATAAACACAGGGTCACGAATGGGATTATTATTGATAGTTTTAATTCAGATACAGGACTACAGTATGTAGTAGCACTTGGTGAAATTAACCCCGTAGCAAATGGAATGTTTTTCCGGAAAAACTGGACTCTCAAAATTGAAAATTTTGGGAAATAATGGTGAGTTCTTTACTTTTATTCACCCTTTGCGCTCCCCACTCCCTCTTCTCATGAACATTCTTCCAAAAATTTATGTTGTTCACATCACCTCGGGATCAGAGGAATCTATAGATCCCTTGGAAAGTAAATCGGAGATGTATACCGTTGTTCGAGACAGTGATAAGAACACTCGAGTATACTCTAAAGGAGTTCGAATTCTAGAAGGCAAAATGAAGGAGCTAATGGACAGTTTTATGGAAACTGAGTTAGCCGGAAAACCCGCGAGAGACTGGAACGACCGGAAAAACTGCATTACGATTTGTCCTTGCACGGTTTTTCATTGTAAACAAACTGCGCGTATTCTCGAAAGTACTATTCGGGTAGATTGTCCTTTCTGTCAAGAAAAGGCTTGGCACTATTGGAGGTAGTGAAAGAAGCGAATACAGAATATTTATTTCCCTTGGGAAATAAAATTGATTAAATTCTAAGTTCTAAACTAAAAATTAGAACTTAATATGTCAAATCTTAGCGAACGCCTTCTGGCAGGTGTCCAGAACATGCTTACCAAGCGCCGTTGGAATTCTACCATTCCACCAATTTCGCCGTACCCTCAGTCTAAGCTTATCGAACTTGAGTCGAAGATCGGAAATGTTTACATGACTCAAGACACTGAAGAAAAAGTACTATTGTTCATTCCTTCAATTGTGGATGGAGTTCTTGAAAAGATAAAGAATGAACAAACACATTACCTTTACTTTTTGATGGAACATCACGATTGTTCGCACGCAATTGTCCCATATTCTTCACTGGCGCCACAAGCATCAGAGGTTTTAAAGAGTCACTCTTTTTATACCGTTGAGTTGTTTCCGTACAAGAGTTTACTTTTTGATGCTACAGTTCATAAATTTGTTCCACCTCATACATTGTTATCGGAACAAGAGGCAAAATTTGAGCTTGGTACTATCAAAATCAGTGAACTTCCTTTTATTTCAGTTGATGATGTAGTTGTTCGCTTTTTTTCTTGGAAAAAAGGTAGTGTTATTCGTATTCGACGAGATGAAGGCGTCGTATACAGGGTTGTTTCATAAGAATAAATTCCCGCGGGAATTTTATTAAAGCCACGTTTAGAAGTATAAATGAACGAATCTACAATTGGAAAGATTGTAAAAAACTTAATTTTAACACATACCGATAAAGATGGGATCTTTCATAATATTCTTGACCATTTTGAGATGGTAAAAATGATTGATTATGATGGAACTCAGGGTAGGGTGGGTATTTTACAACATAAACAAACAAAGTGCAATCTAGTTTTTAAAATACCTTTAGATCCAGGTTTTAGTGTGAGGCATGAATATTTAATTATGAAATCTATTTCGGGTTCAAGGAAGTTTATTCCAAACTTCCTTGAAGTTTACGGAATAATTCAAACATTTGTCTTACCAGATAGTGATTCTCCTTTTCATATTCAAAAAGGAGACTCTTCATTTCTCTGTGATGTTTTATTTACTGAATATATCGAAGGATCTATAACCTTTACTGAAAGAGCTTTTTCGTATAACTCTAAAATTATTTATTCTCTCATCAGACAGGTTCTTTTAGCAATCGAAATAGGAAAGAGAAAATATGGGTTAGTTCATTATGATCTTCATACAGATAACATTCTCATTAAGAAATGTCCCCGAGATTCATTGTTCTTATATAACATGGGAAACACAAAAACTATTCTTCCAACTTATGGTGTATACCCTGTGGTTATTGACTTTGGATTTTCATACTTGAAAGGGATCCCTTCTGGTACAAGGGTTAGCAGAAGTATCGGGAGCACTGAAAAGACCGTGCAGAAGTTTCCACTTTACTCAAATATGTCTCATACGGATGGTGGTTACCTCGCATGCTTATTTGATCCTTACTATGATGCTAGGGTATTTTTAATGAATATTTCGAAAGATCTCGCCGAATTAAATACTCAAAGGGAGAAGAGTTTTAGGGAGAAAGTTCTTGCATATTATAACCATCTTTCNATCGATACAGCACGAGGATGGGATATCCGAAAAGGACANTATTCAGCNGCTGAAATGGTTATATTTACNATTCTTGAACTTGAAAAGGAAGAGAATATTTTTACGATTTTCAGTGATGATGGATACCAATGCGTAACTATTCTTCAATCTTTAATCGAGTTACCTTTAAAGAATAAAAAGAATGGAGATTTTCGTCCACACTACCGACTATTTATCCGAGAGTTTATGAAATTGGTAGAAAAGACTGTTCGCTCAAATCATAACAAGTTACTTCTTTTAGTTCAATTAGTTGAATCAGCTCGTAAAAGTCGTGATATTTATGATAACGATAAAGAAGAAGGTGTACGTTATTTTCGACGAAATTTCTTGCATTACATTGATAAATCTCTATCTTTTTACCAACCTTCTGACAATGTAGACTATAAAATTATCCTTGAGAATATGTATAACATGGCAGATTGTATGGAGACTATTTACTATCGAGTGATGAAAGATTTAATTAAGATGAAAAAAGAGCAGTACAAGAAACCAGTAGAAAATATGGAAATTTACAATATGGTTGATATCTATTACTCAACTGAATATAAATTGACCCCAACATCAACAGTATACGTTTGGGATATTGAAAAAGAGATGTCTCGGACAGTGACAAACTTTAGTGAAAAGTTTTGTCACGATTTTAACGAAACAAAGAATAGGAATAGGGCTGATTTAATGTGGAATTATAAAGGTGCGAGTGAACTCGAGGAGTGAAGGGATATAAAAATTAAATACCTAAAAAGGTATTTAATTATACTAATTCTAGTTATACTAATTCTAGTTATACTAATTCTACAGACGATGTAGACGATGTAGACTCTGCAGGTATTAAAGACGACTTTCCATCAAAATTGCGAGATGTATAAACATCTAAAACAGTTGCACTTGGTTCGCCTTGAGTATCTACCCAACGAGGTAACCAAAGATATGGAATTACACCTCCTTGACCGGGATAATATTGTTCAAAAATAGAGCGATACCATTTTTCTTCTCCTGTTCGAGGAGTAAGATGAGATGTGTTACAGTTTGAAAGAGAGAGTGCATCTCCATGCTGTTTCAATTCATCTTTCCATTGGGTTGAAACCGCATCACTAAATGCTGCCTTTGTACGCCAAAGTAAATGTTCCGGTAAAAATCCTCTGAAAGAATTACGTAAGTGATACTTTTCGATTCCAGTTGATTTAGCAGAAGTGTATACATCTGTAGCGAGTGTGTCTACTACAACATTCTTATCAAGAAAAGGTACGCGTAGTTCAAGTCCGAATGCACTGATAGTTCGGTCAGCACGTAACCCATCAAATAGATGAATATCTTCAGTAAGACGTTTCCTTTCTTTATCGAACTCTTCTTTGCTTGGAGCGTAATGAAAATATAAATATGATCCATTAATCTCATCAGATCCTTCTCCACTTAATACCACTTTAACATTTGTTTTGTTTCGAATATATCTAGCTAACATCCACATTGGGGTACTTGCACGTACAGTAGTTGTGTCATAACTTTCAATTGCTTTAATCACATGTGGAATAGATTCAATTCCTTTATCTATACTTGGAATGTAAATATGATGAATATACCTATCTCCGTGAATACTTTGTAGATATTTAATCACTTCTCGAGAAGCAACAACATCAGGTGCATCAAATGAAAATCCTGTTGTAAAGACAGTAATTTTCTCTGTTTTAGGAATTAAACGGGAAGCAATACTTAATATTAAACTACTATCAAGACCTCCACTTAGTAAGAATCCAATTGGTACTTCAGAGTTAATCCTATCCTTTACAGCATCAATGAGAGATTGCCGTGCGTGTTGAGGATATCCTTTATATTTTAACGGATATTGAAATGTATTTTTGTCAAAAAGAGAATAAACATATATAATTCCAGGTTTTACTTGAACTCCTTTAGAATGTAATGCTTTGATCCCTTTTAATTCAGAACAGAGAGTAAAATATTCATCATCTGAAATAAATAATGGTCGAACTCCGGTGTAATCTCGTCCATAGATAACATTTCCAAGTCTTGTGTCAAAAATAACAAAAGCATATTCTCCAGAAAGTTCATGTAATTGGTTGGTGTCACTTTGGAGATATAACCATAAAATTACTTCACAGTCAGATTGTGTCTTACATTTCAAGTTATACTTTTCCCTCAATTCATGATGGTTATAAATTTCTCCATTACACATTACGTATACTCCATTTGAATAAAAAGGTTGTTCACCATTGGAAACACCTGTGATACTTAACCTGTTAAATATCATTGATATACGATCAGATTGAAAATCAAATGATTTCACAGTTGTTGAAGTTGGACCTCGGTGTTTAATAGTTTCGACAGACTTTAGCCCATCTGGATGGGTTGTAAAAGTAATACCGCACATTTATAGTTACTAGTTAAACTTTATATAGGTACCATGAGGTAGTCTGTATCACGAACTACCTCGAATAATCCTATACTTTCTCTACCAGGGATAATAAACGTATCTTTATTATATATCTTTTTCCCGGTTTGACTCGGAATATTGATATGAATATTTTTGTATGTATCATAAATTCGGTATTCAAAATTATCATCAGTATAAGGAAAGACANTNCGTTGTTCTAAATTATAGACTGTATCATCTGTAGGACTTACNGATAAAACAACACCTACTTTCTGCCANCGGTTTGTATAGGTATTCTCAACAGGTGTATAAAATTTAATAGGCGTNTCTAAACCTCTTTGATAAGGAATTTCAGCTCGGTGATACTCTCCTCCTTGATATTCTGGATTCCGATAGTCTACATTCCNGTAGTCTACATTCCTGTAGTCACCGTGTCTATTGACTTGTCGAGTTAAATCAAGATGCCTTTTTGATAGATCAGCAATATGATTCTTAAGTGTGGTATATTTGATCACACTATTTCTTTTGTTTGTGAAATACGTGATAAAAAATGTCATGCATACTACAATACATAATGCGATACAAAACGTGAAAATGGTAATGTTCATCTTTTATTCTAAAAGTGAAATAAAAGTTTTAATTGTTTTAAAAACTCCAAAATGGGTATCAAAAATTTCCATCAATTTGTTAAAAAGCATGCACCTCATGTTTACAAGCAGACTCATCTCAGTGAGTATGCTGGTATGAGTGTTGCTGTAGACATTTCAGGGCTAATTTACAAGTACAAAATTCTAAACAAGGATAGGTGGTTAGATTCATTTATCTATCTTATCCTTGCTCTCCGTCGAAACAGGATTCATCCAATTTTTGTATTTGATGGTGAAGCTCCAAAGGCAAAGGATAACGAAAAAACAAAACGCAGTCAACAGCGTAAGCAGTTGACAAATAAGGTTTTCAGTCTTCGTGAGAGTTTGGATAACTACTATTCTACTGGTGAAGCGAANGATGTACTTCACAGTGAAATGAAAAAGATTGAAGGCGCTCCGGTTCTTGGCAATGTTTATGGCGTTAACACATCAGTTCTGGAGAAACGTTACAGTCAAATGGAGTCTCAAATCGTTCATTGGAACGAGAGTGAACTCGAAGATTTGTATAAGTTGTTCACACTTTGTGGTGTACAATATCTTGTCTCTCCGTCAGAAGCAGAGACCTTTTGTGCAAGTCTGGCACTTCAAGGAAAAGTGTCAGCAGTCGTAAGTAATGATTCAGATGTTTGTGTCTACGGAGTAAAGAAATTTCTCTACGAGATCAACGGATTAAATGAGACATGTGTGGAAATTAGTTACGATGACTTGCTTGAAGCATTAAAACTAACACCGGAAGAATTTACAGATTTTTGCATTATGTGTGGATGCGATTACAACGATAACATTCCAGGCGTAGGACCAATGAATGCTTACAAATTAATCAAACAATATCATTCAATTGATTCTTTACCAGATTCATATGACAAAACAATTCTTAATCACGAAGAAGTTCGAGAACTCTTTTCAACACGGTACGATTATGAAGATGAAGTTCTTTGTCGTGAACCGAGTGAAGATGAGCTAATTGAATTGTACAATTTCTTGAAGCTTAAGAATTCTCGTATCAAGTTTGACACTATTGAACGTGCTTTTGCTCCTACTGAAATTGTTTTCGAAGAATAGAGAGGGAGTAAAATTGAATTCAAATTAATAAGACAAGGAGTTTAAAGTTTCTTAAACGCCATGAAAATAAACGTTGCTTCAATTGTGTCTTGTTATTGTTATTCTACTCTCTTAATCTTAGGATTAAGTTTACCAACTATTTATTTCGCATATACCGAAGAAAACGATTCTTGTCAAAAGGATACCCGTGTAGGAATGGTGCTCTCTGATTGGTTGAAAGTAGCGGGATTAACGGCTGTTGTATACACAGTATTTATCCCAACTATTGTAATGGTTGCAGAACTTGTTGATGTTGATGAAATTCTTTATACAATTCCGATTGTATTACTTCTTGATATCCTTTTCTGGATTGCATGGTTAATTATTGGTGTTATTATCAACAGTACAAATGAAAATCGAAAGTGCATTGAAGAAGGTACAGGTCTGGGAGTAATGGCTATTCTTCAATTAAGTCTTGGAGTTAGTCGATTTGCATATTTTAAAATGGGAATTGATCTGGTTTACCAGTGAGAGGGTAGAGTGAGAGTAGTAATGAACTGAATTGAACTGAATTGAACTTAATACTCATAAGAGTATTAAAAATGATTAATTAATTACCTGTACCGTGTTAATAAAAGATGGTAACGCGTATTGAAAAGTACACTGACTTAAATGTTGGAATGCTAGGAAATGTAGACAGTGGAAAGAGTACTACTCTCGGTCAACTTGTAACTGGTGAAAAGGACAACGGAAAGGGCAAGCTTCGTTCTGGAATTTCTCGCCATCCACATGAAATCAAGAGTGGACGTACTTCTGATTTAGTCTACCATACAGGAGTATTTTCATCCAATCGAATTACATTTGTTGATTTGGCTGGGCACGAAAAATACCTTAAAACTACGATTACTGGTTTGAATACAGTTATTCCAGATTTGTTACTTCTTTGTGTAGATAGGTATGTTCCTACCTACAAGATTACCAAGGAACATATGGGAATTGCTATTCGAATGAAAATCCCCTTTGTTATTTTAATGACAAAAGTTGATTTATATACGAACGAAGTTACAGAGTCAAGTCTTCAACTTCTCTCACGTGTGATTAAGAAATCATCAAGTCGAATTGTTCAAGAAGTAAAATGCATTGAAGATGTAGATACAGTAGTATCCAATTATTCATCTCTAACAAGTGTACCAGTATTTAGGATTTCTAATGTTACACATGAAGGTGTTGATTTACTTCGAAACTTTTTATCCCGAATTAGCAAATGTTATACTTCGAGTTTTTCACATGCTAAGAAGTTTATGGTTGATAGGTCTTACAAAGTCAAAGGTATCGGACTAGTTGTTAGTGGTTTTAATGGAGGAAATAAAGTATCGGTAGGAGATAAGTTGTACATTAACGGTAATATCGAAGCATATGTCCGAAGCATTCATGATGATTTTAGGAATGAAACCAAATCTCTTGAACAAGGTACACGTGGATGTCTTGCACTACGAACATCTCTTGAAAAAGTTTTCTCCGGTTCCGTCTTATCATTTCAACCTATTAAACTTGTTACCGAGTTTATTGCAAATATTGAAATTTTGAGCTCTCATGGAACAAGTATTACAAATGGGTATAAAACAGTAATCCATTGTGGTCCTATTCGTAAAACAGCGGTCGTTAGCATGACTGCAGGTAGTGAAGAAACAGTATTACGTGGAGGTGTCAAGGGTCAATTACGATTTAAATTTGAATCTCCGATTTATATTGAAGCTGGACAGTCTATTTTCTTTCGAGAAGGACGTATCATCGGAGATGGAGTGATTGACAAGATCCTCTCGTAGCGTACTCACGTAAATTAACAAGTACACAAAAATGAATATCCATTAATACCATTATTAATAAATAAACACTCTCACTCACTCACTATTAAAATGGATACTCTCTTCAATCAAATTGCAAAGACTGTGGAAAAGATCGTTCTAGATTCTCTTACTGAACAACTTAATTATTTTGCGCAAAATGTTGTAGAGCTTCCAGAGATGAAGGAAATGAATGTCACGGTTGATCAAGTTCTTGAATGTTGGAATTCTAACTCAGATTTCAAGGTAGAGGTACTCTCTTCGCCAGTAAATAACGCTAGTGCTAGTACTACCGTATCTCGTTCAAAGAGTTTTTCTAACGGTGAAACTCCAAGTCGTAAGCCTCGAGCTCAAACAGATAAGTCTCGAAAGTGCCAAGTGCCTAAACAACGTGGAGATAACAAGGGTGAACCATGTGATAAGAATTGTGTAGTTGGAACAGAATTCTGTCCTGAACATTTAAAGAAGAACCAACCGGCAAGCGCTTCATCGCGTGCTTCATCGTCTCATGATGAAAGTGGTGGTACCGAAGTTTGTTCTCATGTCTTGCAAAATGGTCCGAACAAGGGTAATCCTTGTGGTAAGAAGATTACTAGCGGATCGTGGTGTACAGTACATGCAAAGAAGCACTGAAAAGACTTCACTAAAGTATAATTACCCCAAGGGGTATTATATAAACTTACGATACTTTTCTGAAATATTCTTCATAACATCTCCATGTACAAAAGTAAACTATTCTCTCTGTAGAACTTTTACAAATAGATTCTCGAGCTACATGAGAATCTATTTCTTTTTCACAAACAACACATTTTTTAATTGGTTCTTCGAAGTATCCTCTGAAAGATTCTTCGAAGNATCCTCTGAATAAAGATTGAATTAGTCCCATTCTTTTATTTCAACTACGTTTATAATATTCCATAGAATATTATTCTTAACTCATTCACTCACTCTACCATTCCTCTTCGGTTTCATCCCTAAAATCGATATTCATTGCTGGAGCCTTTTGATATTCTGTTCCAGACTTTTCGAAAAAGTTTTTCTTTACTTCGAGAGAGATATTTTCAATAAATTTAAATGGTGTTTGTTTACAGTCTGGATATAGTAAAGGTAACTTAATCATAGTAGCCCACCTATTGGCAACACTTTTTACATGACGAGACATTAAATCTACATTCATATCAAGAAAGTCACTTGTTAAGGTATCGCGAACAAATTGTAGAGCTACTTCAACAGCAGATTTGAAGATCTCACTACCTTTTTCTGTTGTGATACCCTCATGTTGAAGAGTGTTAATAAGGTATACTGCGAATTCACAATGAAGATTTTCATCACGTGAAATTAAATCGTTTGCGGCAACAATACCTTCAAGCTTTTGAGGATGGTACTTTCGAATCCAAAAAATAAAAGCAAAAGGTGACGAAAAGAAGATTCCTTCAACACATAAGAATGCCATTAACCTTTCGAGAAGGGAAAATGTTTCACGGTTTGTATACGTAGATGCCCAATCAGCCATATTCTTGATAGCTGGAATTTCAGTGATTGCCATCATAAGTTTTTTCTTCTTTAAAGGATCACGTGCAATAGCATCGAGTTGAAGCCCATAAGATTTAGCATGAATCAACTCGATATGCTCAATTGCAGTATATGTGTATTGAGCTTCAGGAGTCTTGATTTCTTCTTTGAAATTACTTCCTAAATTGTCAAATACAATTCCATCACTTGAAAAGAAAAAGCCGATCGTCATCTCAACCATCTTTTGAGTCTTTTCGTCTAGCGTTTCGAATGTTTTGCTATCATCAGCATAACTTACATCACTTGGTAACCAAAATGCCTTTGATTGCCGTTCACCAAAGTCTTCAATTTCTGGAAAACGTACGTTAAAAAAGTCAAACTTGTTATCAGGAGAGGTAAGAATACTCATTTTATAGTACAATAGAATAAATACTTACATCAATTTTATTCGCGAAACATGAAGACTATGGTTGAAGACTATGGCTGAACGATTTAAACATCTTACACTGCAAAGAAAATGACAGACGATAGAACAGATTTCACAATCATTAATAAACTTACTGTAAGCATAGAAAGTCACAAACTACAACTTGGTAAGTGCGATAATGTTGAGGATATGGAAAGAATTTGTAAGAGTATAGTTGAAATGGAGACAGAAATACTCATGGAGCGAAAGAAAGAATTGAAAGTGCTCCAGACAAAGAAGGAAGATCTTCTCCAAAAAATGGCTGCATTAGAAGTTTCCTTAGATGATGTTAATCGGGAAATTAATGCTCGGATAGGAAGATACCGAGATGCTGTAACTTCTCGTATATCTCGACTTGAAAGTGAGGTAAATGGTAAAAAAGGAGAGTTAGAACCTCCATCAATTGAATAGCAAAGCAATAAAATTCAATCGAATTTTATTTGAAAGTATTAAGATAAGTATAAAGTCTGAGAGTATAATAAAATCTTTCTATCTTAAATGTCGAAAATTATTAATGTCACTCAGAAAATTAACTCAGGTCCGCTGGGAGGTTTATCTGTAGGTTTTGGTGGAATAGGAAGTACAGGTGATACGGGACCTACCGGACCGACTGGACCTCAAGGTTTACCAGGAACAGCTTCGAATACAGGTGCTACAGGAAGTACAGGACCCACTGGAGCGACAGGCGCCACAGGACCTCAAGGTTTACCAGGAACAGCTTCGAATACAGGTGCTACAGGAAGTACAGGTGCTACAGGAAGTACAGGACCTACAGGTAGTACAGGACCTACTGGAGCTAGAGGGCAGACTGGAGATAGTGGACCTACGGGACCTCAAGGTGTAATTGGTAGCACTGGTGCTACAGGACCTACTGGAAGTGTTGGACCTCAAGGTGTAATTGGTAGCACTGGTGCTACGGGAAGTACAGGACCGACTGGAAGTGTTGGACCTCAAGGTGTAATTGGTATCACTGGTGTCACAGGTAGTACAGGACCGACTGGTCCTCAAGGTTTACCCGGGACAGCAACAAATACAGGTGCTACTGGACCGACGGGAACTCAAGGTGTTACCGGACCTACAGGTGTTACCGGACCTACAGGTGTTACCGGACCTACAGGAACTCAAGGTGCAATTGGTAGCACTGGTGTCACAGGTGTTACCGGACCCACTGGAAGTACAGGTAGCACAGGACCATTCGGTCCTACGGGTGCTACGGGATCTCTAGGTGTAACAGGGGATACAGGTGCAACTGGACCAACTGGTTCTACAGGTGCCACTGGACCTCAAGGGTTACCTGGGACAGCAACAAATACAGGTGCCACTGGACCAACTGGTTCTACAGGTGCCACTGGACCTCAAGGATTGCCAGGAATGGCTTCAAGTACTGGCGCAACAGGAAGTACAGGACCGACTGGTGCGACAGGCGCCACTGGACCTCAAGGTTTACCAGGAACAGCTTCAAATACAGGTGCAACAGGAAGTACAGGACCCACTGGTGCTCGTGGTTCTACAGGTGCAACAGGAAGTACAGGTGCAACAGGAAGTACAGGTGCAACAGGACCAATTGGTCCAACTGGTGCCGGTTTAATTTTTACAACTAATAATACAGCTATTGGACAGATATCATTTGCAAGCAACACTACAGGTGTATTTAATTCTGCTTATGGTTGGGCATCATTATATAGTAATACAACAGGTTCAAATAATGTTGGAATAGGAGCCCGTACTTTATACAACAACCAAACTAGTTCAGGTAATACTGCTATAGGTACTAATGCTTTATTGCAAAGTACTGGAGGTCAAAATACAGCTATCGGCGCATATTCGTTACAAGAAAATAGAAATGGTTTAGGTAACACAGCAATAGGAGTTGACTGTCTAAAAAATCTTACTAACGGTGAAAATGTTACAGCTATTGGTTACACCGCAATGATTAATGCATCAAGCGGTACAAATTGCACAGCAGTTGGCACTCGTACCTTAACAGTAAATGCAGGTATTAATAATACAGCTATTGGTACAGAAGTATTACAACTTAATACAACTGGTACAAATAACACAGGAGTGGGAACAGGAGTATTACAACTTAATACAATTGGTGCAAATAATACAGGACTTGGTGTAGGAGCATTGCAATTTAACACAACTGGTTACAGTAATACAGCATTGGGTGTCGGTTCTTTAAGTCGAAATTCATCTGGTTACAATAATATAGCTTTGGGTGTCAGCTCTTTAAATTTCAATACAACCGGGGCAAATAATATAGCAATAGGTTCTAACGCTTTGGAGATAAATTCAAATGGTGAAAAAAATGTAGCAATAGGTTCTAACGCTTTGCAACTTAATTACCTCGGTAATAATAATGTAGCAATAGGTTTTGAAGCATCGCTAAAAAATAGTAATAGTTCTTATAACATTGCGATTGGAAATAGTGCTCTTCGTAACAATCTGGACGGGTTATATAATATTGCAGTTGGTGAATCAGCTTTATTGAATACTGTTACATCTTACAATATAGGAATAGGAGGACTATCTTTGCGTGATAACGTTAACGGAACAAATAATCTTGCAATTGGAAATAATGCATTACAATTCAATACTACAAGTAATAATATTGCATTAGGATCAGATTCGTTATTTTTTAATACAGTAGGAGATAAAAATATAGCAATAGGAGTAGAATCATTATTTACTAATACTTCTGGGACAGGTAGTATTGCTATAGGACATCAATCTTTACGAAACTCCAATGGGGATTCAAATATAGCAATTGGACCTTTTGCGTTACGAAGTAATACTACAGGATATCAAAATATAGGAATAGGAGGCAATTCGCTGTATAGTAATATAAATGGTATTAATAATGTTGCTATTGGTTTGGATTCTTTATCAGATAATACAGGTGGTAATGGTAATACCGCAATTGGTATGGAGTCAATGGCTAATAATACTTCAGGAAATTCAAATGTTGGAGTAGGTACACGTAGTTTATTTTCAAATACAATAGGAAATAGTAATACAGCTATAGGAGATGCCGCACTGAGTGCTAATCAAAGCGGTATTGATAATATTGCCATAGGTGCAAATTCAATGATTCTTAATTCTTCAGGACATTCAAACACTTCAGTAGGAAAAAACGCAATGTATAACAATATTTCTGGTCAAAAAAATGTAGCAGTTGGACATCGAGCATTATTACAATGCAATTCTAACGAGAATGTAGCAGTTGGATCTGAGGCATTAAATGAAACAACTTCTGGTACCCGAAATGTAGCAGTTGGTACAAGTGCAATGAAGTTCAATACTCTTGGTAGCAATAATGTTGGAATTGGGTATTTAGCGATGATAAATAATATTTCTGGAACAGAAAATGTTGCAATTGGACCGTTTGCTTCCCAGTATGGGATCGATACGCGAAACAATGTAGCAATTGGTTATCAAGCACTACAAAATACTCGAAACAATGAAAATATTGGAATTGGTTATCAAGCAGGAAAGGCATTTACAGGAGGAAGTGGTAATATTTGTATTGGTTTATCTGCTGGTGGTTTGAGCGCTCTTAATGTATCTAATAACATCTGCATCGGTAATAATACTTCTGTAGTAGGAAGTAATTCTATTGCTATTGGTAACGGGATTACTCCAGGGGCAGACCAAATTTTAATTGGTGGTGCAATATACTCACGTGTACGTCTTACATTGTCATCTATTCCAAATGTGGTTAGTTCCGCAGATGCTGCAGGATTTCCTGATGGGACTCTATATACAGTCATTGGATCTGATACACTACGAATCAAACGATAAGTAAGATACCATTTTTCAATCTCATACGAGATTGAAAAATGAATTCAAAATTAACTATTTTCATGACTTCCCTCCCTTTCATGACTTCCCTCCCTTCACCTCTTGCACGGATCTTTCCTCCAGATATTGCTCGTCATATTATGAGCTTTATTCCAATCGACAAAAGTCTTGGATGGAGTAAAGCATTAACACTCAAATGTATTCAAGAGAATTATGGTCTTGAAAATGTTAATTTTCAGAAAATACCTCCTATCCATGTTTTAGAGTGTTTAATTGGAGATAGGACTCGAACTGTACATTACAGTTATTCATCTCCTAATAAGTTTGTAGATTTTACTCTTGAATTTTTGGATACAACAGACTGTCGAAATCTACACAATTTACTTCATCAATATCTGCACAATCTTTATCCATATTATAATGCAAATGACATTTCAATGCATGGTGTGTTAAAAAGTCTAACTTTTCGAAACAGTTGTGGAGTAATTCACTTAGATTTCCCACTAGAAAGAGGCGGACCTTTAATAATATGCAAAGAAAAGAGTATGCTTTGGTGAGGAAAGAGCAGGAGGAACGAATACTATATCTCCTCGGAGATATATAAATTGATTATGAAACATTTATAGGAAGTTATAAAATGGATTATTTTATAACTCGTTTACCTTTAAAAATCTCTAGTACATATGTTACTCTACCTGAGACAACTAGTATAAAATGGATTTTTCAATGCCCTCAGGGGCATAATCATTCACTTTCTAAAAATGCCTTTCTTGAACGAGTTAAATCATTAACGCACACTCATAAGCATATGTGTAGTATCTGTGAGAAGGGTGAAACTAATCTACAGAAGACTCAAAAGTGGAAAGATATCTGTGAATCTCGAGGATTTACCTTTATTTCGTATGAACCTACTTCTCGGAAAGTGAAATATATCTGTGTATGTGGTAATCCTACTCAAAACCAAGATTCAACTCTTAAAACTTTTACTGGATGTAAGAAGTGTAATCAAGTCAAACTAAATTTAAGAGATATTCAACAAATCTTTGTTGATGGTGGTTGCACTTTACTTACAACTGATTATCAAAACAACAAGCAAAAACTTCACTATCTTTGTGAATGCGGAGAAGAAGGATTTACTATTCTGCATGATTTTAAATTGGGAAATAGGTGTGGGAAATGTCGTCATGAAAAAACTAAAGCTACATGTCTTAAACGATATTCTGTGGAAAATGTATTTCAATCACAAGAAATTAAGGAAAAATCCCGAGAGACATGTTTGACAAGATATGGTTTTGAACATCATTCTCAACATCCTGATATTCAAGCAAAGAAAGAGCAATCATGTTTAAAATCGCATGGTGTAACTACAGTGTTTAAATTGCCTGAAATTCAACTTCTTGCTGGAAATGCAATGGAGAAAAAGTATGGTGTTCGACATGGTTTACAATCAAATGAAATACTTGAAAAGATTCGTCAAGGTAATCGAGAAAAATATGGCACTGATTATCTCCTTGAATCAAAAGAATTTTGGGAAGAATGGAAGACTCGAAACAAAGAAAAATATGGTGTTGAATTTCATACTCAAGTTGAGAGTTGGAAAACTTTAGTTCGTAAAATTATGCTTGAACGATATGGTTCAGAGTACTTTGTTTGTTCTGATGAGATGAAGAAGAGGATGCTTGAGCAGTATGGTTCAGAGTACTTTGTTTGTTCCGATGAGATGAAGAAGAGGATGCTTGAGCAGTATGGTGTTGAACATGCAAGCCAATCTGAAGAGCTAAAAGAGAAATCCCGTCAGACATGTTTAACAAGGTATGGTGTAGAATACTTTGTTTGTTCCGATGAGATGAAGAAGAGGATGCTTGAACAGTATGGTTCAGAGTACTTTGTTTGTTCCGATGAGATGAAGAAGAGGATGCTTGAGCAGTATGGTTCAGAGTACTTTGTTTGTTCCGATGAGATGAAGAAGAGGATGCTTGAACGATATGGTGTTGAACATGCAAGCCAATCTGAAGAGCTAAAAGAGAAATCCCGTCAGACATGTTTAACAAGGTATGGTGTAGAATATCCTATGCAAAACTATGAAATTTTTCGAAAGGCTGCTAAATCGATGTATACAAAGAAATCTTACACACTTCCTAGCGGAATTTCAATTCCTCTCATGGGCTATGAGTGGATGGCATTCGATATACTTCTCGGTAAAAAGAAAGAACCAAGATACACCGGGAAAACATACAAAGAGGATCAAATTAATTTGATCCCACCTCTTATCCCTTACTATCATTCTGGAAAACAACGTATGTATTACCCTGATATTTTTGTTAATGGTTTGATTATCGAAGTTAAGAGTGTTTGGACTTTTAATCTCACTTACGAGAAAAATCATTGTAAATTCGTTGAAACAGCAAAACAGTATCCTTTTCAGGTTTGGATATTTGGTAGAAAAGGTTTAATTGAAATACTTTCCTATTCTTCAGAAGGAGTTGCAACATTTCGAAATGGGAAGGTTTATTCTGGTAAAAGCATCAAAACATCTCGACAAGGAAGTAACAAAGGTGATGAATGCAGTGATGAAGTTCTCTATGAAGAGATTAAAAATCTTATTGAAGAAATGTAATAATACTTCCTGAAGTATTATTAAACTATGTAAAACCCAACCCAGAACCCCCAGAAACCCCCTTAATTTAGAATATGGGGAACCCTACACCTCCACCAACGCTTCGTACAACGGTATGAGCGAGGCAGGAGTTCTTAAGCTCGTAAGTCTGCTTCTGAGCGTTGAAACCAGAGTTCTGGTTAATAGCAGTACCAGCTCCAGATAAAGCGCCGTTAAGATGAGTAGCACCGCCAGCAACGTGAGGAAGGTACCCGGCAGGAAGAGCCGAAGCAACACCAACCTCGTTAATGAACGGAAGTTTACCAGCAGCGATAGGAAGACCGGCAAGGGCAGCCTGAGCGTCAGCGCCAATCTCAACGTCTAACGAAACGTTAGTAAGCTTACCGTAATCAGTCGAACCACTGTGATCAGTGTTGATGAAGTTAGTACCATAAGAGAAGCAGTGGTATCCTGTGACAGTAGGACCACTGTAAGCAAAGTAGAAAGGCTGGATCATCGAGAAGAAATCTACAGGAAGATTATCAAGACGCTCAGCACCCTCGTACCTGAGAGATACAGCAGAAATAGGGTCGAAAGCATTCGGAGCAGGGAATTCAGTTGCAGTTAACTCCATCGTGATAGGATCGCCATCGGCATCAACACCATCGTGAGAAACAGTGTAGCATAAAGCTTGACGAGAAGTGTAGTTGGAAAGCTGACCCTTCACGGAAGTATTACGGAAACCGAAGAAAAGAACCTTGACAGCATGAGAATAACGAAGATATCCAGAAGTGCTCGAGGTAGCAGTATGAACAGACACATCCGATGCACTCTGGATGATCTCCCATACCATGTCACGGGGAACCTTGCCCATACGCTTACGTTCGTCGGAAGTAACTACAGAGTAGTTACCCCAAAGCTGAAGACTAGCAAGAGTAGGAGCAGCCGCAACATCAGCAATAGTTGCCTGACGACTGTAACCAGGAGCTAAACCGTTAACAGTGGCACTAGTCGGGTTCGACACAATTAAAAGCTCATCCCAATCACGGAGACAAAGGTTTACCATGATTTCATTGTAGATGATACCACCAGTAGGAAGAGCAATACCATAATCACGTGTGAAAGGAAGAGGAAGAGGAACGTTTACAGTAAAAGCAGGAAGAACTTGAAGAGTGTTCTGCGCGTCAGATACATCAACAACGGGGTTAACAAGTTCGGGAAGGTTACCAATCATGTTATCGTAAAGATTACGCTTACCAGCCGGAACAGAGAAGGCAGAGAAGAAATCAAGGTAGAATTCATCAAAGTTAGCGCCCGGAACACCCGAAAAGTTGAGATCCATCTCCTCCATTAAGTTGTGACCAAAGTTATGAGTCCACCGAAGGAAAAGACCCGAACCACGAAGAGAAGCCGAAGCAGTTACAGCGTTTACATCAGCACGGAACCAGTTGTTTAAAAGATAATCACCTTGACGACCGATCTTCCAGTTCGACTTTCCACCGAAATCAGAATTACCACCCTGGTTAGTGTGGGTCTGAGGAGCTAAGGAAAAGATGTTAGTCTTTACAGTTTTCTTGATAAAAACCATCTTAGACCCAGGGGCATTGTTAGCCAAATACTGGTTATGAAGAGCACCATGGTTGGTAACTACGTCAACATGAGCGTGATGAGTGTTAGAAGAGCATAGACGAGGCATTGTTGTTTTATTTGGATTGAGAAAAAATTTAAATTATTTAAGTATTTTCTTATTCAATGTACTTTAAAAAATTTTATAAAATCGACCTAAAGATCATGGAATGTCTAATATTAAGGTAAAAGTGAAATGATATTCCTAAAGACATATTTCTAAATGTCTCGAGAAACACGAAAGTTTGGCGTTAATTCGACTAGGTTTACTTTCACTCTAACTGTAGATCATATAGAATGTGATAAAATTATTGGATGTATTCCAGTTACTAAAAGTTTCCACTTCACTCCTCCAAAGCAGACAACTAAAATCACTGACATTTTAGGTCCAGGAACTTGTAGTAATTCTTGTACTTTTGGATTTCTTGATCCTGATAAGAAATCCAAAAGGTGGATTGTAACAATGAAAGATGCTTTAAAGAATACCGTTTTACCGCAAGAATTTTCTTCTCCGATGAAATGTTGGTGGTGTCATTCTTCTTTTAATGAAAATCCGTTAGGTTGTCCAATTAAATTTGTTCCATTACAAGAGTACTACCTAACAAAAGGTTATTTTTGCTGTTGGGAATGTGTTATGGCTTTTGCAGAAAGTGTTCGAGTAAAACCAGAGTTTCATGAATGCATTCAACTAACATATCATATGTTTCATGCATGTGGAGGCGAAGGAAAAATCACACCTGCTCCACATTTTAGTCTAAAACAAGAGTATGGCGGACCATTAACAAACGAAGAATATAAAGGTCGTCATGAAACTTATCATCCTACGGGGAATAGCTATGTATACATGGTACCAGTAGGGGAATTATTTGAAGTTGTATCAAAATTTTAATGATCACGTTCTTACGTCACAAGTCCTTTACGTCGCAAGTCCTCACTTCTTTTTCTGTATATCTATCTAGATAGATATACTTCTTGTATACTTCTTGTATACTTCTTGTATACTTCTTGTATTACTTCGGAACTCGTGAACTTGGAGTATAGACACTTCGAGACCTTGTGAGACGGGAATGCCGTTGATGAGGTTCACCCCGATTAACGTCACTTTCATACACCCCTGAAGATAATTCATCAATTGAATCAACTTCACCTCTTGATCGATATGATGAAGTAGCATCAGAAACTTGACGTGCTAAAACAGTACCAAAATTAGATGCGTCAACCATTAAATTTTGAGTAGCGGGGTTACGTTGTCCTGCCACTGCGCTTGATAGTCCTCGAGATGCTCCTGACATAGCGGTTTGCATGTTATTACACAAATAAATAAACCGCCATCCTTCAGCAGTTCGCTCACGAATAAGTCGTTGAATCACTTCAGGGCTGTATTTTACAGAAGCATTTTCCATCCCATCTGTGATAATAACAACTAGTGTCTGATTTGTACAGTTATGAGCTTCTACAGCTTCTCCAATAGCGTCATTCAAAGCTGTCATTCCAGAAGGTAAATATGACTCTGCTGATAACTCTTTAACATCGGAAATACGTCGATTAGCAAAAAGCACCTGTACTTCATCTGAAAATTCAATGAGAGTCATTGTACTTTCATCAGTAATACGATTTTGGGATTGAAGGAATTCATTGAATCCTGAAATAACAGTTTGAGCAATTACTTCCATACTGCCAGACTTATCGATTACAACAATAATATGAGCCATTTTTCTTAGGATAAGAGATGAGTTGAAATTTTATTATTCTTGTACAAGAATAATAATTCATTTTTCTTGTCCTTCTTTAGGAGGTTCTTTTAATCACGTTTGCGAACTACATTAAACTCTATTTCACTTACGTCGAATTTTCCTTCATATGGTGTCATTGCTTTAGTAATAGCTATATCAAATTCTTCAACAGTTACATAACCACCATCAACATATTCCTGATAAAGTTCGTCTACAACAAATGGATAATTTTTGGTAAAGAAAGTCATAAATTTAATACCATTATCAGCCATATCTATGTAAATATCCTCCTGTTCTTCCTTACTTTCTAAATCATGTATACGAGCAACAAGACGTCCTGTAAAACTACTCACAATCTGATCAATAAAACTAATTCTAAGCACATTTACACCAAATCCTGAAAGAACATTAATTAATCGAAGAGCGTGACCACTACTGCACGTATCAGCCATATCTTGAAGCTCTTCAAGTAGACGTTTATGAAGAGTGTTCTTCATTTCAATATTTTCTGTATTCTCGATATAATGCCATATCTTTTCCATGATTTCCTCTGCATTGAAACCGCCATAACGTGCTGTATCAAGTACAATGCGTCCAAGTGATGATGCAATCTTTCCAGCATCCACTTCAGTGTTCGGAGCATTCGCTTCAGCATCCTCGGAATTCTCCGCAGTTTTAACTTTAGTAATAATAGCTTTTGCAATTTTATTGTACTTAACCGATGGTTCAATATCACGAATAAGTTTTAGACCTTCGGATACGTCTACGTTATGAACATTTTGCTTATTCTCATAGATATTTGTCTTATTACCTCCCAATTCCTGGAGTATACTTAACGCCTTTTCTTGTGTTTCGCCAGAAGTGTAATGATGAAGAACATCTGCAGAGTCTGCTCGAATATTATACTCTTCCTTTTCATCCATAGCAAGATTAAATAGTGTGTTAATTATTTGTTGAGTCTCATCCGTCTTCTCATCCGTCTTCTCATCCGTCTTCTCATCCGTACTTGAGTGTTGAAGAAGATATTGTGAACACAGTACTTTACACCTTCCTCCTATCCGGACATTAAACAAAAGATATTTGACTCCTGTTTTTGTTTCTTCAGGATACTCGTTTCGAATTTCAAAGATTTGATTGTATTTTGTGATATCTTGAATATTCTCATTGTTCAAATATTTATAAAGCCTGCCTAAATGATTCATTCCATGACCAAAGGAAAATAACCATTTAACTGTTTCAAACTCAAGTGTGGCATTCGATGGTATATAAGCAGTGATCAACTTTTCTAATCTCTCCACAAATTCGTCAGTCATATCACTTCTCGATGCGTACATTGTTGATAAAACTCGATATTTCAAATCTGGGTTAAACAAGGGTGAAATAAGAAGTTCTTCAAGTACTTCTTGAAGAATACTTGACATTGTGTATTCATATTCGGCTAAAACCTGTTCCAAATCATCTTCATCATTTTTATTTAGACTATCAAGTATACACTTGACTTTTTCGGTCGTAGATATCTCAGGATCTTGAAATAACATTTTTATACGTACAGATGTGTTTATGTTAAAACGTTCGTTCACTCACGTTCGTTCACTCACGTTCTCACTCACGTTCTCACTTACGTTCTCACTCACGTTCTCACTCACGTTCTCACTCACGTTCTCACTTACGTTCTCACTTACGTTCTCACCTTTTTTCAGTTAAACGTCTTAAAATTTCACTAAATCTTACACTCTGTCTGTACGAAGTAAATTCTCACGAAGTAGTAAAAATGACCTTATACATGCAAATAATATTTCTGGTTATCTTACTTGGCGTTATGTATACTCTTGTGAGTTATAGCCAGGAAGGTGATATTGGAACTTTTACAAATGGAGTCCCCAAAATTTCAGATATGAAACGGAAATATACTAGCCAGGCAGATATAGTTGAAAGACTTCATTCTCTTCTTATTTACAAAGAAAGCTATGTTCGTTGGAATAGATTACTTATAATTTCGATGTTGGCAAGTATAGTTACTCTTTACTTTTTGAAGGAGGAAGTCAAACTATCTGAATTCTTGATGTTAACCTGTTTTATATTTATTTGTATTGACTTACCAAATAGGTGGGGGCATGCTCATATTTCTAAAGGGGTTATTCAAGAAGCTACACAATTATATACACTCTTTACAGTAAATGAGATCCAGAGGAAGTAAGCAAATTTGTAAGATGAAAAAGTTTTTCAACGACACTGCAAAAGACTGTAAAAGACTGTAAAAGATGGATAATTCGTCAAGTCATCGTATTCAGCACAGATTGGCTGTTGTAGACAATGAGGTCCCTAATTTTATGAGTATAAAAAATGGGATATATCTATCTTCAAACAATGGTAAAACAGGTAATGTACTATTTTTTGAAGATGGTGTATTGAAATATAAAAATTCTGATGGTGTTGTAACAGAAGTTTCAAATAAAATAGCTATAGGAGAACATATTTCTATCGGGGAAGGTACACCTTCCGAGACTATCCACGGTTCTGTCATTATTGGGAAAAATATTGGAGAATCGCTTCTTACGGGTTCACATAATATTTTTCTTGGTAGTGATATTGCTGAAAGTATGACTGAAGGAGTTGAACTTATTGCAATCGGTAAAAATACTCTCAAAAATAGTAGTGCATTTGGAGGCTCTATTGCAATCGGTATTGGTTCAATGGGCAATTGTGGAAAAACAGACATGAATATTGGTATAGGTAAAGAAACACTTGCAAATATTAATGATTCATATAACATTGCAATTGGTGTGGAAGCTGGGAAAAACATGTTCGGAGATTTAATAAATCATAATATAGCATTTGGACATAAAAGTATGGAAAATGCGTCGAACAGTGCTATTGATATCATTTCTGTTGGTACACAATCATGTTCAAATATTTCCGGAAATAACTTTAAAAGTATTTATATTGGAGATAGAGTAGCACAACGATTATCATCAAATGTAATTTCAACTGATAATATTGGTATTGGAAGTGAATGTTTAATTGACGCATCAAATATTTCTGATCTAATCTGTATTGGTTCATTATCTGGACAATCTGTAAGCGGTGTCAAAAGTATTCTTCTAGGTGCTGGTGCTGGTAATAACTCTCATGGTTCATTGAATGATGAGATTTTAATTGGAACAAATGTAGGTAGTCATCGAAAGTATACAGATTCACGAAATATTTTAATTGGTTTGAGTGCAGGAAGTACAGGTAGCGGTATTGAAACGGTGTCGATTGGTAACAATTCGAGTTGCGGAAGTGAAGGCAACTATAATACAATGTTAGGTTCTAAATCTGGAGAATATTTAACCGGGAATGATAATTTGTGTCTTGGTAACCAATCTGGAAGTTCGCTCAAAGGTTCACATAATGTGTGTCTTGGATCTCGAACAGGATATGGGTTAGAAGGAAACAGAAATATATGGATCGGAGAGGGTCCACAGGTAGCAGATGTTTTAAACGATAGTATAGTGATTGGTCCAGGAGTGTTTATAAAAGGTAATGAAGCTGTCGTAATTGGCTCTCAAGTCGGAAAATCTTCAATTGGTTATTTGAATCGAGATATTCTCATCGGAGCAAATGCTGGAATGGGTCAGAGATATAATGATTCTCTGGCTGAAAATAGAGGGATATTACTAATTGGGGCAAATGCTGGACTTGGCGATCCAGATCATCCCGAAAATATTAACTCAGCTGATTTGGTTTGTCTTGGACATTCTGCAGGACATTCAAACGAACAAAATTTTTATAAGACAGTCATGATAGGAAATTATGCTGGTTCATATTCAAATAGCTCCGCAGAATGTGTTATTGTTGGACATTCTGCGGGTGTTGGCATGTCAGGAGAATCGAATATTTTCGTTGGAGCTCATGCAGGATTTAATGTAAAAGGAAATAGAAATATTCTTATTGGTAGTCACTGCGGTGATCAAGCTGGAGAGATAGAGGCAGAACTTGATGAAGTTCTCGCAATTGGACATTCAAATCGTCCCACTCTTCTTGGAAATTTACAAAAAGGTAATATCATGGTTGGAGCAACAGCAATTAATACTCCTGAATGGACAGATGGTAAGGGTACTTTAGGATTTACTGCAACAGAAAGACCTGCTACAGTGTCGTCAAATATTAGTGGTGTATTGTATGCACATGGTAAACACCTTGAATATGCAACTGATAAACGCATTACAAATTTAACATTCCCATATAAATTTATTTCTCAAGGAGAGATGAGTTTGCTTAGGTATAGTCTTAATGTTGATGTTGACGGAGGAACTCTCCTAACATTTAAAATAGTACCAAGCACTAAACCACATTTAATGTTAAGCGAGGAAATAATGTTAAATGTACTTGGGAAAACTTGTACTATTACACGAGGATGTTCTACTAGGGCTGATAGAACTGATAGGGCTGATAGAACTGATAGGGCTGATACAACCAACCGATGGAATATTGAAATTGTTAATAAAGAGCTTCACGTGAGTACGAATGAAGATGTAAAAGGAATTTGTTATCTTGAAGCAGTTGGTGTACATATCCTAAAGGAAATAAAGTAAGATTAAATGCGTTTATTATCAATTGATATTGGCACGAAAAATTGCGCATTTTACATTGAAGAATTTAACGAAGCTGAAATTTTAAAGATTGG